CTACTAGTGCGACTAATGCCGCTAGTTCAGCGACTACCGCAAGCACTGCAGCTACCAATGCTGGTAATAGTGCTACCGCTGCTGCATCGTCAGCATCGTCAGCCAGTTCTTCAGCATCTGCGGCAGCAACTTCTGAGACCAATGCTGCTAGTTCAGCATCTTCTGCATCGTCTAGTGCAACTACTGCAACGACACAAGCAGGATTAGCAAGTACATCAGCTACCAATGCTGCTAACAGTGCAACTGCTGCAGCTGCTTCAGCAAGTGCTGCTGCAACATCAGAAACTAATGCTGCTGCTTCTGCAACTAATGCAAGTAACTCAGCAAGTGCTGCATCAACAAGTGCTACAAATGCTGCAAGCAGTGCATCAGCAGCATCTACATCAGCAACCAATGCAGCTAACTCTGCTACTGCTGCTGCAACATCAGCAACTAATGCTGCTAACAGTGCTACACTAGCAGCTAGTTATACACCAAGTCAAACAGGTAATGCAGGTAAGTTCTTAACAACAGACGGTACTAATACATCTTGGGGAACTGTATCAGGTTCTATTTCTGTTACTGGCGGTGATTTAACTTTATCTGGTTCTACAGGTACTCCAATCACTAATGCAACACTAGCAACAGTTAACAGCAATGTTGGTTCATTTGGTAGTGCTTCAGCAATTCCTGTTGTTACAGTCAATGCTAAAGGTTTAGTAACTGGTGTAACAACTGCTACAGTTGCTGGTGGTCAATACTTTGGCTCTGCAGCTACTAAAGCGATTGCTTATAACTCACAAACTATTGGTGAGAATGTAACAGTAACTGCAGGTAACAATGGTTTATCTGCTGGTCCTATAACAATTTCATCAGGCTACACAGTCACTGTAGAGTCTGGTGCTAACTGGGTGATTGTATAATGGCTTTTACTATTAGTGGTACAACAGGCATTGATTTATCAACTCAGCCTTTACAAAATAAACTACCTGATGCTAATGCTCCAAGTGGTAGTGTGATACAGGTTGTTACAAATTATCCAACAACAGGTGCTTTTTATACACAAACAGTTGGTAGTTATGCGGAAATAAGTACAGCTTATAGAACCACAATCACACCTTCTTTAAGTAATAGTATATTAGTTTTAGAATGGGTAGGTTTAGTTGGCGGAAATGCAAGTGGTGCTATTTCAACAATGAAATTTTATGATGTCACAAATAGTGCAGATGTTGGGTTGTCAGGAATAAGTCTTGGTAGTAGGGGTATTGGACATGGTTCTTTTAGGCAAGCTGATACAGATTCGAATGATAGAGACAATATTATTCTTAGAGCAGTCGTTCAAAACACTAACACAACAGCTAGAACATACTCATTATTTCATTATACAGAGGGTGGTATAACAAAATATTTTAATGCTACTGCAACTGATAACAATGGCTGCTCTTATGTCAAATGGCATTTTACTATTACGGAGATTGCACCATGACAAGAATTTTTACAGTAGCTGATGCTCTTAATAGCTTAGGCATCAAAGAATGGACTTTAACTGGTAACCCTACAAATGAACAAGAATTTATATCTTCTTTTTCTAAAGTTATAGACATTGATACGAATTTTCATGCAATATTTTCTACAAATGTTTCTGATTTTGGTGTAACTTGGAATCAAATACAAACAGAATTAAATAGATTACAAGCAGAGTATGATACTCAAGAGTATCAAAGACAAAGAGCAGCAGAATACCCAGACTTTAGAGACTACCTAGACGGTGTTGTTAAAGGTGACCAAGCACAGATACAGGCTTATATTGATGCTTGTAATGCTGTCAAAGCTAAATATCCGAAGGGACAATAATGGCTGTAAAACTAAATTCTTCTAGCGGTGGTTCAGTTACTCTACAAGAACCAACAACAGCTAGTAACTATACTTTAACAGTTCCTGCACAGACTGGAACTATAGCTACAACAGTTGATGCTGGTAACTATTATGCTTTCAAGAATAGAATCATTAATGGTAACATGGCTATCGACCAAAGAAATGCTGGTGCTAGTGTTACTGCTAATGATGGTATATATACACTAGATAGATGGACTTATTCGGCTTGGCAAAATGGAAAAGGAACAATTCAGCAAAATGCTGGTTCTGTAACTACTCCTGCTGGGTTTTCTAAATATCTTGGGTTTACATCTACATCTGCTTATACAGTAGGTGCTGGAGAAAACTTTGGTATTCAGCAAAGAATTGAAGGATTTAATTTTGCAGATTTAAATTGGGGAACTGCATCAGCTTCTACAGTTACTTTATCGTTTCAAGTTTATTCGTCTTTAACTGGTACTTTTGGTGGAGCAATTCAAAACTCTGCACAAAACAGAAGCTATCCTTTTAGCTTTACTATTTCATCTGCAAACACATGGACTCAAATTAGTATTACTATTGCTGGTGATACCACAGGAACTTGGGTAGGTGCTACAAACGGCATTGGTGCAATTCTAATGTTTAATTTGGGTGCTGGTGCAAGCTATTCTGGAACAGCAAATACATGGCAAGCTGGTGCTAAATTTGCACCTACAGGAGCAACAGCAGTAGTCGGTACTAATGGTGCAACATTCTACATTACTGGTGTTCAGTTAGAGAAAGGCTCAGTAGCTACATCATTTGACTATAGACCTTATGGAACTGAGTTGCAACTTTGCCAAAGATATTGCCAAGTTTATACAAACAGTGATACAGCAAATCAAAGACATTCAACAACTGGTTGGGCAACTGGAACAACAAATGTGGATGCTTCTTTTTTGTTTAAAGCAACAATGAGAACTTCGCCAAGTGTAAGCATTGACACAATAGGGAACTTAAGATTAAGCGATGGAGCTGCGGCATCCACACCTTCTAGTTATGCAATTCTTGGTGCAGTAACTAACTCAAATCAAGCATTAGTAGCTTTTGGTGGTTCTGGATTAACAACATATAGGAATTATTGGGTAGAAGGTAATGGAGCAGCAATGAATACAGCAAAAATAACATTTTCTGCGGAGTTGTAAAAATGGCAACATACAAACTTCAAAAACACCCTTCTTATGACAAACCAATGGCTGTGTTCCATGTTGAAAGTAATATGTCTATCCCCTTTGACGAAGCAAACACAGACTATCAAGCATATCTTAAATGGTTATCAGAAGGTAATGAACCTTTACCAGCAGAGGAACAATAATGTCAGTATCAATTAATGGAACAAATGGTTTAACCTTTAGTGACGGTACTTCACAGAATACTGGTGCTACAGGCTTTGGCTTTAAGAACCGCATCATCAATGGTGCAATGATGATTGACCAGAGAAATGCTGGTGCTAGTGTTGCAACATCAAGCGGAACTTCTGTATTTTTTACTGATAGATGGGCTGGTTTATATTCTCAAACAAGCAAATTTACTGCCCAACAAAATGCTGGTTCAGTAACACCGCCTGTAGGGTTTTCTAAGTATTTAGGTATTACATCATCTTCTGCTTACACAGTAGGCTCAAGCGAACAATTTAACCTTTATCAAGGTATTGAGGGGCTTAATACTGCTGATTTGAATTGGGGAACTGCAAATGCTGCTGCTGTAACTCTTAGCTTTTGGGTTCGCTCAAGCCTAACAGGAACTTTTGGTGGTTGTTTAAATAACACAGGTAAGTCAAGAGCATATCCTTTTACCTACACAATTAGTGCTGCTAATACTTGGGAGCAAAAGACTGTAACTATTGCTGGCGATACTACAGGCACTTGGGCTACAGATAATGGTGTTGGTATTTATGTAAACTTTGGTTTAGGTGTTGGCTCAACTGTATCTGCAACTGCTGGAACATGGACTGGTGCTGGCTCTATTTATGGTGCAACAGGAGCAACATCAGTAGTAGGCACAAACGGAGCTACTTTCTACATCACAGGAGTTCAACTAGAAAAAGGCTCTACTGCTACTAGCTTTGATTACAGACCTTATGGAACTGAGTTAGCTTTGTGTCAGAGGTATTATGCAAAAACTTATGATGTGGGAACTGTTGCTGGAACTGCCACAAAAGTTGGTGCTATTTCTACTGTTGCGGTAAGTGCTAATACTTTATTTGGCTTTCAACATCCAGTAAATTTAAGAGCATTGCCAACTGTATATATTTACTCCCCTGGAAATGGTGCTGCCAACTATATTTTAAGTAGCGGAACAAATGTAACTGCTGCTACAAATGGTGATTTTAATGGAACAAAAAACACAATGTGCTATTCAACCACTTGTGTTTCTACTGATGTGTATGCTCATATGGTGGTTTCTGCGGAGTTATGATTATGTATAAACAATATAAAAACATTGATGGAACTATTGCTAATGGTATTTTTAGAGTTAGTGATTCAGCTTTTATCCCATTTGACGAATCCAACACAGACTACCAAGAATACCTAAAGTGGCTTGAAGAAGGCAATACACCATTACCAGCGGATGAATAAACATGACTACAGAGAACGGAGTAGACCTCTATAAATACGGTAAACTTGTAGCTCAGGTAGAAGCTATGGAGAAGAAGATAGACAAGCTTGAAGCTGGTATGGAAGAACTATTAGAACTTGCTAACAAGTCTAAAGGTGGGTTCTGGATGGGTATGGTCATTGCATCAGGTGTTGGTGGTCTAATCACCTTTATAACAAGTCATTGGAATAAATAATGAGAGAACTTACAGTCGGTGATAACTTAACAGCTGGTTCATCAAATACAATCTATACAGTCCCTAAAGGCTGTAAAGCTATTGCTACTTTGTTATTTATCTCTAATGGTGGTGGTACTACCAAGTCTGTTACAGCTAAATGGTATAATCACTCAGAGACTAAAGAAGTAGTTATTGCTGGTTCTTCAAGTCTTAATGCAGGTAGTTATATTCAGTTCTCTAATGGTCGTATGGTCATGGACGAATATGACGAACTAAGGGTAGCCCCTGAAGCTGGGTCTACAATGAGTTGTATTTTTACAGTAGAAATTCATCAAAACACATCTTATCAGAATGGGAGCTAATCGTGGCAACTAAGAAACAAACAGCTAAAGTAGGTAAAGTAATGCACGAATTCAAAGTTGGTGGTCTACACAGCGGTAAAGGCGGTCCAGTTGTTAAAAACCGTAAACAAGCTATTGCCATCGCTATGTCAGAAGCTAAGATGCCTAAACCTAAAAACATGATGAAAAAGACTGGCAGAGGTCGCTAATGAAGAAAGACAGCAGACTGGCAAAGGCAGGGGTGTCTGGCTATAACAAGCCTAAAGCAACCCCTAATCACCCTACTAAGTCTCATGTTGTCGTAGCAAAGGCTGGAGACCAGGTAAAAACCATTAGATTTGGTCAACAAGGGGTTAAAGGCAGTCCTGACGGTTCTAAGCGAAATGAAGCTTTTAAGGCTCGCCATGCCAAGAATATCTCTAAAGGCAAGATGTCTGCTGCTTATTGGGCTGACAAGGTAAAATGGTAAAATAATTGTTGACAAAACATACACTTTTGTGGTAGAATAGGCTAATATGAATTACATTCAACTCGTTAATGAAGTGCTGGTTAGGCTAAGAGAATCTGAAGTATCTTCAGTGAACGATAATGCCTATTCTAAACTAATTGGTAAGTTTGTCAACGATGCTAAACGAAATGTTGAGGATGCTTACAACTGGAACTCTCTAACAGATACATTGACTGCTGTAACAGCTGTTGACATTTTTAACTATGTCTTAGTTGGTTCAGGTCAAAGATTCAGAGTTATTGATGTTCTTAACGATACTTCTGACACTGAAGTATATGGTGCTTCTACTAGATGGATGGACCAAAAGTTTTTGTTGAATGCTACACAAAAAGGTTCTCCACAGTATTATAACTTTAACGGTGTTGATGCTAACGGAGACACACAGGTAGACTTATTCCCTATTCCTGATGGTGTCTATAACATTCGTTTCAATGTGGTGCTTCCTCAGCCTTTGTTGTCTAACAATGCTGACATATTAAAAGTTCCTTATGAACCAGTTGTCTTCTTAGCTTATGCTAAAGCATTGGCTGAAAGAGGTGAAGACGGTGGTTTAGCTTCTAACGAAGCATACGGCTTGTATAGACAATCATTAGCTGATGCTATTGCATTGGAATCAGGTCGTTACGGTGAAGAATCCCAATGGATTAGTGTATAATGGCAGAACAACTACTTACTGGTTCAATCGCAGCACCAGGCTTCTACGGTCTTAACACACAAGATAGCTCTATTCAGTTATCTAGCGGTTATGCCTTAGAAGCTTTTAACTGTGTAATCGACCAGTACGGTCGTATCGGTGCTCGTAAGGGGTGGAGTAAGGTAAACACTTCTGCAGCTTCTACAGGCTCATTTAGAGCTATTTATGAGCTTGTTAAGGATGACGGTAATGTTGTATTGTCTGCTGCTAACAATAAGTTATATGTAGGTACTACAACACTAACAGAATTAGCTGTTCGTGATGCTACAGATAGTGCTAACTTAAGCTATACTATCAGCGATGATAACTGGCAGATTAGTGGTATGCCTTATGACACAGGTGCTACACCATCAGGTCATGCTATCTTGGTTCAAGAAGGGCATCCGTTACTTGTTTATCATAAGTTAGGTGCTACAGCTCATGCTCACACAGGTTCTTATGGTTTACAAAGATTAGGGGACATTGCTTCTAATTTACCAGGAACTTATACAGTAACTAGTTTTACTCCTAATTGTGTCTTAACAGCTTTTGGTCGTACATGGGTAGCAGATATTGCTAGTGATAGACAAACAGTTTATTTCAGTGACTTGTTAGACCCTACTGAGTGGAAGACAGGTACTTCAGGATATTTAAACATTAGTGAAGTTGTTCCTAATAACGACCCTATTGTTGCACTTGCTTCACATAACGGTAAACTAATTATTTTCTGTCAGAAGCATATTGTTGTATATGACAACCCACAAGACCCATCAGCATTAGTATTGTCTGATGTTATTAGCGGTTACGGTTGTATTGCTAGAGACTCTGTAGCATCTATTGGTTCTGATATTCTATTCTTAGCTCAGACAGGTGTACAGTCTTTACAAAGAACTATTCAAGAGAAATCTTTACCTTTTAGAGATATCTCAAAGAATGTTCGTGATAGTTTAATTAGCAATGTGAATAGTGAAGTTACAAAGTATATTAAAGCTGTTTACTTCCCTACTGATGCTTTCTATCTATTAGCTTTACCATCTACTGGTTTCACTTATTGCTTTGATACTCGTGGTGTCTTAGAGAACGGTGGTGCAAGAGTTACTATCTGGAAAGACATGAAGCCAACAGCATTTAATGTAACTCAAGCTAAAGAGTTATACATTGGTAAGCCAGGATACATCGGTAAGTACACAGGTTATCAAGACAATGGAACAACATATCGTTTGTCTTACTATACTAACTACTTTGACTTTGGTAATCCTGCTCAAACAAAGATGTTAAAAAAAATTAACCTTGTTGCTATCGGTGGTTCAGCACAAGCTATTTCTTTCAAGTGGGGTTTTGATTACAACAGTAACTATAGTTCAGGTGTAATTACTTTAGACACACTAACTGTTTATGAGTATGGTTCTGCAGAATATAACATAGCTACATTCTCTAATGGTATTGCATTAGATAATGCACAGATTCAAGCTGGTGGTTCAGGTAAAGTTGTTCAACTAGGTTTTGAAGCAGATATTAACAATGCTCCTTTGTCTATTCAAAAGATTGACTTTGGATTAAAAGGCGGTAAGACACTGATTTAAGGAATATTATGTCAAACTATACAAAAGCTACTAACTTCGCATCTAAAGACACATTACCTACAGGTAACTCAGGTAAGATTGTTAAAGGTACTGAGATTGATGATGAGTTCAATGCTATTGCTTCTGCTATCAGCTCTAAAGCAGATACAGCATCTCCGACATTCACAGGAACTCCAGCAGCACCTACAGCTACATCAGGCTCTAATACAACACAAATAGCAACTACAGCTTTCGTTACTACAGCTGTAACAGCAGCAACAGGCTCTTTAGGAACTATGTCTTCTCAAGATGCTGATGCAGTTGCTATTACTGGTGGTACAATAGCAGGAGTAACAGGCTCTATTAACTCAGTAACTCCTGGTTCAAATTCAGTAGGTACTAGAACAGTATCATCAAGTTCACCTACTGGCGGTTCTAACGGTGATATTTGGTATAAAGTATGAGTATCAATGTTAAAGATGGCGGCACTTGGAAAGAAGTGCTTGAGGTTTATGTTAAAGACTCAGGTACATGGAAGACCTGTTTAGATGTTTACATCAAAGAAGCTGGTTCTTGGCAGTCTGTACTTTATAAAGCTGGTTCTACATCTTACTCAACACCAGGAACTTATTCTTGGACAGTACCAGCAGGTGTTTATTCTATTTCTTCTACTATTGTAGGCGGTGGTGGAGGTGGTGGTGGTTTCTACGGTTCAGGCGATAACCATGCGGGTGGTGGTGGTGGTTCTGGCGGTAAATATGTAGGACAGTCTATCGCAGTAACACCAGGTGAAACACTAACTATTGTTGTTGGTAATGGGGGTGGTTCAGCTTCATTTGAGTTTAATGGTGGTTTTGGCTGTGTTGGTACTGCTTACGGTACATCAGGAACATATTGGAACGGTAAACCAGGTGAATCTTCTTTAATTAAAAGAGGTTCTACTATTCTATATGAAGCAACTGGCGGTGGTGCTGGTTTAGGTGCTGGACCAGGAGATAATATGGGTTCTTCAGCTCCAGGTGCTGGAGGTCTTCCAAGCGGTGTAGCAGGTACTGCAGGCAATCCAAATAGAAATAGTTATTCACCAGCTCCAGGCGGTTCTAATGGAACTGGGTATGGTTCAGGTGGTCAAGGTAACGGTAACTCAGGATTCCCTGGAAACTGTCCTGGTATTGGTGGTAACGGTTATGTTGCATTTACATGGTAAAGACACCAGTCGTTCAACGACAGAACTATATTATGTATTTAGAGTTCTTTGCTGATATGCACTGGTTTCACACTGATGTCTTTAAATGGACACCAGAAGTTAAAAAGAAGTATTTAGAAGATTTAAATTTATTGCAGTACCTCGTCGGAACTCCGCTAGTTGCCTTAGTTGAAAAAGACAATAGAAAATTAGCGAAGTTCGGTGAGTCAACAGGATGGGCTTACTTACAGCCCTATCAATTAAACAATGGCAAAGAAGCATATATTTATACTTGGAGTAAATAATGGGTGATATAGTCGGTCCAGTTCTTGGATACATGGGAGCTAAAAAGCAAGCATCGGCTACTAGAGATGCTGCACAGATGCAAGCTGATGCTGCAGTCAAAGCTGCAGACATGGCTCGCTTTAGACCTGTAGGAATTACTACAGGCTTTGGCTCTTCTAACTTCACAACTGATGCTGAAGGCAATGTTGTCGGAGCTGGCTATCAGCTTACTCCTGAATTACAGAATATCAGAGATAGGTTGTTGTCTCAGGCTAGTGCTTATGACCCTACAGCAGCTATTTCTCTCACACAGCCAATTACAGGTGCAGCACAGTCTTTATTTGGTCTAGGCTCACAATACCTAGCTGAATCTCCTAAACAAGCTGCTCAGAACTATATTGCTGGAAGACAAGCATTATTAGGTCCTCAACGAGAAAGAGAATTAGCTGGTATTCGTAATCGTTTATTTGGAACAGGTCGTACAGGTCTTGCTACTGGCGGTACTTCTGCTGGTAACATGGCTCAAACAAATCCTGAACTAGCTGCTTACTATAATGCAGTTGCTAATCAAGACTTACAGTTAGCTTCTGAAGCAGACCAAATGGGTAAACAGAATATTACTTTTGGTGCTGGTTTATTTGGTACTGGCGGTCAACTAGCTGGAACAGTTCCTTCATTGTTGTCAAGCTACTACAGCCCACTACAGACTCAACTTGGTTTAGGAGGTTCTGTAGAACAATTAGGACAACAATCATTAGAACTTGGTTCTGCTCTTGGTGGTCGTCAAGCCACTGCAGGTGCTGCTGCTGGTAACTTGTTATCAACAGGTAGTATTTATGCAGGTAGAACAATGGCTGGTATTACAGACCCAATGGGTGCATTGTTGGGTTCATATGGTAAATCACTAGGCACAAATATGCCTTCTACATCACAAGTTGGTACAAATGTTTCTAATTGGTTTAATAACTTAATTAGTCCAACACCATACAGTAATAGAGGTACAATATACAGCAACAATCCTGGTGATTACACTGGATACGACTATTAAGGATAAATCATGGCTCAACAAGATATTGTAGGCGGTATTTTTGGTATTACACCAGAATTATATCAACGAGGTTTAGTTGCTAAAGACACAGCAGATAATTTAACAGCTGCTCAATTAACTCCAGGGCAACTAGCAGGTTACTATGCTATGGAAGCTGGTAGTGGTTTAGGTCGTGCTACAGCAGGTCTATTAGGTGTTCAAGACCCTGAAATGAAAGCTATTAGTATTGCTTCTCAACTTGCTAAACAATACGACATTACAAGCCCTGAAGGTTTAAAGAACTATGCTATTGCACTGCAACAAGCAGGTTTGCCTAAGTTTGCTTCTATGGCTGTTGACAGGTATAATGCTTTAAATAAGAGTGCTTTAGAAAACCGTAAAACAGAATCTGAAATTATTAAGAATATTCAAGGCGAACTTCCTGAAACTATTCGTATTCAAAATCAGATTTCTCGTTTAAAAACAGCTGGCGACCCTGAAAACATGATTCCTGCCTTGGAAGACCGTCTCCGTGTTCTTGCTAAAAGCGATATTCCTACTTCTGTTTATACTGGTGTTATTGTACCTCAGACAGAAAAAGCCAATGCTGCTAAAACAAGTTTGGCTCAGATTAATCCAGTTCTTGAGAATATCGATAGTGGTGTTTTAAAATTTGGATTAACTGAAAACTTTAAAAACAAACTTACAACTATTGCTGGTCAAAGTGATGCTGGTTCTAGAGCAGCTTCTACATTTAATTCAGCTTTAGAAGAAATGAGATTACAGGCTCAGATTCTACAAAAAGGTTCTCAAACTGATAAAGATGCTGCAAATATCATGAATAGTTTCTTAACTAGCTATGACAAATATGATACTAAGACAGTAAAAGAACAGTTGACAAGAATTCAAAAGATGTTACAATCTAGACAAGCAGATGCTGAGTCTATTATTTCTCAAACAGAGAAACGATACGAAGGTTCTTATCGTCCTTCGGGCGGTATCCAAGCAAATAAGCCTGTAACACCTGCAGCACCTGCAGCACCATCGATTGTAATTACACCAAGTATTAAAACAAAAGTAGATGCTATCAGAAAGCAAAATCCTGGTCTAGATAATATGACTGATGATGAAGTTTGGTCTTTAGCACAAAAACAAAGCAGAACTAAATAAGAGGTTTTATGGCTACTTATGAAACAAACATACAAGCAGGACAAGCCCTTTCTAAAAAGCTTCACGATACAGCATCTCAATTAAGGGCTATTTCAAATAGCAACGACCCTGTATTAAAAGCAAGGGCTGATGAGCTTCGTTCAGAAATTGGTAAGATTCAGAACCAAATAATGATGTTGGATAACATGGGTGCTATTGGTGGTGGTATTGCTAAAGGTGTTACTAGTACTATTACAGCAATTCCAGATTTAGCGGTAATGGCTTATGATTACTTTAGAAACCCTAAATTATCTGAACTTGTTACTGGTAAACAACCAACTAAAACACTAAGTGAATGGATGACACCTGGTGTTGAATCTGTGTCTCAAGAACAAGCAGGTTTATTTGGTGTTTCTAAAGGTGTAGGCAGCTCTGTTGGTCTAGGTAGAACAATGGCTGCTTTAAATATCGGAGCTAACTGGTTTGACGAATATCTTGCAAAAGGCACTCCAATGGCTCAAACAGCTTTGGCTGCTGGGTCGCTTCTTGAAGCAGGTCGTAGAGGTGTTTATTCGTTTTTAAACAGCAGAAGCTCTAAAAAACTATTGGCAGATATGCCAGCAGAAGATGTAAATACTCTTCGCCAGTTCATGGTAAAAGGTCAAGACACAACTGACCCTGTTCTTGCTGGTCGTATTAAAGAGCTAAGAAGTAATCCTAAATATGCTGAATTATTTGACCAGCTAGAAGAACAAGCTAAAAATGCAGTTCTTAAAGGAACTAAAGTAGAAGTAAATGCTTCTTACCCTGCAAAAATGGCAGGTAAAGACATTGCTGGTCGTATCGAAAGCGAAGCTAAATTGCTTAAAGAAAATGTTAAGCTTGCTGGTGCTGGTCAATATAAAAAAGCAGCTGAGTTAGCAGGTGACACACCAATGGTTGTTACCGACAACACACAAAAAGTTGTTGCTGATTTAATTGCACAATATAAGAAATCAGAATTACCTGATTCACAAAAAACAGTTACTTTCTTAGAAAGCTTACAGTCTAGTTTAACGGATGGTGCTTTTCAGAAAAAAATGACTGTTCCACAGTTACAAGCTTGGTTATCAGACTTCGGTAAAAAGGCTGCTGGTGGTGAGTCTTTAATTACTGATGTTTCTGTTGGGACTCAAAAAGTAATAGCATCAAAGATATTTGGTGGTTTAAAAGACGACTTAAATGTATTAGCTAAGTCTTCTGACCAAACAGAAAAAGCTGTTGGTGGTTTATTAAAAGGTGCTACAGAAAACTATAAAATTGCTGTTGGTAAATTTAATGATTTTCAAGTACAAGCACTTCCAGCTTCTTTACAAAACAAGAGTTTAGCTTCTATTGATACTGAGACATTACTTAAAGAGATTAATAATCTTAGTAACGAACAACGAAACTATGTTTCTAGCATTATTAAAAATACTGAGCCAGAAGCATGGAACAGGGTTAAACAATATGCTTATGATGACTTTATTAGAAGTGCTAGGTCTACAGAGCCAGGAAAACAAGGTACTGTCGATTTACAAAAACTAGTGTCTAAATGGAATAGTTTAAACCCAGACGAACAAGCAAAGTTAGCAGTATCTATGGATACAACCGTTGCTGATTTTGGTAGTCGAATGAAAGATGCCGATAGTTTCTTTAAATATAATCAGAAGTTTGCTGCTAAAGAGGATGCTGCAAAATTAAGTGTTCCTGCAGCAGAACAAGCTGGATACTTATTATCTGGCGGTCAATACTTAGCAGCAAAAGCTGGAGGTGCTCTTGCTAATTTATGGAATAGAGTTAAAGGTGGACTATCTGAAGAGCAAACATTAAATATTTTGATGTCTCCAGAAACAAGAGGATTGTTTAAAGAAGCAACATTATCTCCAAGAAGTGCTCAAACTTTAACAAAAATTGACAATGCTTTAGAAAATACAGCTCCTATTGTTGCTGCTTATGGCTTAAATGTAGGCACAAGAGCTGCTGCTCAACAAGCAACTAACCCAGAAAAACAAGATGTAACTCTTGAACCAGTAACACCTAAGTTAAATCTTGAAGGTATTGATATTGGTCCTGTTGAACCAACAGCACCTAAGTTAAATCTTGAAGGGATTAATATCTCTTATAATCCAGCAGATATCGAAACACAAATCCGTGCTGAAGCAAAAAACCAAGGTCTTGAACAA